ATGGATAAAATGAATCCAGAATTTGCGGATGAAACTCCGATGGATGCATTTGATTTTTGGGAAGGTGCGGACTTCAAACTTAAGATAAGAAATGTTGAAGGTTATAGAAACTATGATAAGTCAGAGTTCTCATCACCTGCACCATTTATGGAATCCGATGAAGCCAAATTAGAAAGTGTATATAATGGATTACACGACATCACTGAGTTTACTAATCCTAAGAACTATAAAACATATGATGAACTTAAAACTAAATTGATGAGAGTTCTTGGTGAGGATATGACTTCAATGGGGTCAATGGCCGTTAAAGAAGAAATCAAAATGAATGATCCAGTTGCGGCAGTTGAACCTGTTACAGTTGAGGAAATCAGTTCAGAAGATGAAGATACAATGTCTTATTTTGCTAAATTAGCGAAGGAAGACGCTTAAAGCACGCCTGCTGCCAATGAGGCATCAAACATCTTTTTATCACTAACACCATCTTGCGTAACTATTTGATTACCTACATTAGTGGTGTTAGTGTTTCCTGAATTCTGCACGTTGCTAGAATTATTAACAGAACCACCAGCCATATTTTGTATTCTATCCGGATAATTAGTCGGAGATATAGGTTTCTCGGTTACAGGTGCTACATTAGTTTTTCCAAGTACAAAATTAATCTTTTCTACTTGTTTTACTAAATCATCTGTTTTTAATTTTGGATCAAGTAAACCACCATCTCCTTCAGGACCAAAGTCTATTGTCCCGCCTCCAAAAAGTCGTGCTATTTTATTAAATATCCCTGGTTTTTTAAATTCTCCACCGTTTGCCATATTATAAACTAAATTGCGTGTCATGGCCAAAGTTTCACCTAAAAGGAAAAATGTGTCAGCAAATTTATCCACCTTTAAGTTTCCAGCTATCGTGTTAAAAGAGTTCATGAACTTTATAAGAGATTTTGCTAATGTGTCCAGTTGATTACCAAGATTTTCTGGTATTTCTTGTAAAGGTTTCATTGCATCTACAAGATTTCGTATCATTCCTTTTCGAGCAGTGGCTTGATCTTCTAAACCGGCAGCACCAAACGTTATAAAATTTATAACTTTTTTAGCACCATTTATCAAACCATCAATGCCTTGAGCTGCTGTAAAACTAGCTATAGCTGCGAGTACTGCAGGACCTACTAATCCTAATCCTGCAATTCTTTTTAATAACTTATCAGTCTCTTCTATGTTGGTAAGCTCATTTAAACCTTCAGCCATATTTTTTAGTAAAACTTTCAGTGAAGTTCCATCAATACCAAATAGTGAAGCAAATTTTGTAACTCCACCTAAAGCAAGTAAAAAAGCGCCAATACCAGCACCAATGGCAGCAATACCAATTGCTACACCGCCAGCTACTGCAGCTCCACCGGGTATTGCACCAAATAATGCACCAGTTCCAAGCAATGCTCCTAAAGCTACAAATGATTTTGTGCTAAATGCGCCTAAACCTTCGGCTAAGTTTTGAAGTAAATTTTTTACATTTTCACCACCATCGCCATTCATCATTTGCATTAATTTATCTGAACCTGCTAATCCTAAAATAAATCCACCTAGACCTATTCCAACAGCGGCTATCCCTTTAGCAGTTTTTCCGGGAAATATTACACCCGCTGCTAATACAGTGCCAAGTGCCACAAATGATTTTTTACTAAATGCACTTAATCCTTCTGATAAATTAATTAATAATTCTTTTAATCCTTTACCTGCATCTTGCCCTACAAAATTTCTAATAATCGCTTCAGCACCAGCTAATCCAGTGAAAAATGCCGCTATACCTGCACCGGCTGCGCCTATACCTATACCTATATTTTTAGCTGCAAAAGGTAATACCGCGGCTAAAACTGTGCCTATCCCCTTTAAACCTTTTAAAGAACCAAAAAGTCCTCCTCCACTAGAAGAAGATGAATCACTTTTTTGTAACGGTGCAATACCTGCAGTTTGCTTGTCTGCTTTAGCTTCTCTGCTTTCTTCTAACTTTTGCCTTTTTAAGTCAGCAAAAAATTTTCCAAATTGATTTTCTAAACCAGCTATACCTTTGTCAATATCAACTGTCGTTTCATTATTAACTTTTAATTGTTCAATAACATCGTTTAGAGTTTTTCTTGGTGCCATTTACTTGTGTCCTGTTTGTGCTTCTCTCATCTTCATTTCTTCTTCTTTAAGATGATCTATTAACATATTAATATATACGTCTCTTTCCCATGGTATCAATCCGTCTATCTCACTCAATGAATATTTATGATGCTGCATCAAATCAAAATTAGTTTTATAGTGATTCTGCAGTGATGTATGAGATAGACTAATTATAAAAAACTTTGCAGCCCTTCCACTGTTACTGTATTATCCGTATTACATTTTTCACATTTAAAATTAATATCATGAGTAAGTTTTGGAATATTTTCAATATAATTTCTAATATTATTAAATTGTTGTTGAGTCATAGATTCTAAAAATTCTTGAAACTCATCAATCTTTACTTCTTTCATATCAATTCTATTATCATCATTTAAAACTGAAACCACTGATTCTTTTATTAATGAAAATATTTGATCGGTAGTAGTCGTTTTTTCACTCGTAATTTTATCATTTTGTGCTAATGATATAAAAGATGGATGTTTCATTTCTAAAACAATATTGTCCGTTATTTTAATTCTGTTTTCAATTTTTTTAACATTCATCTTAATATCATTTAAATTAAAATTAATTTTATTCTCATGCTCACAACTATTGCATTTTAATAATAAATCTGTTGTTTCACCAACTGACTTACATCTTAATTGTAAAAACAAATATTCAACATCATATGAAGTAAGTGTATCTACACTTATATCTTCAAGTATACAAGATCTCACAGTATCTAAAACACCAGTTGCAATTTGTTTTGGATCTTGTGATTCCAAAGCTATTAACATTATTTTTTCTTCTTTAACTAAAAAAGGTCTTACAGGTATCTCTTTATTGTTTGAAGGTATCGTAATACTATACTTTGGAACATTGTTTAGTTTTGGCAATAAGCTCATTCATTCACTCCTTATAATAAGTCAATTCCACCAAGTGGTGTATCAATATCCATGTTAATGAAATTTTGTACACCGGTTTGTCTTCTCCAGTTTGTATATGCAAATGTAACTGTTAATTGCACCAAACCATCGAGGTCATTATTTAATTCAATAGCACTATTTGCTATTGGAAAAGCTTCTAGCAAATCTACTGAATAAACACTTCCTCCGCCTAGACCCGCATTAAATCTTATTGGACCTATTTGTTTGCTAAAACCTTTTAAAGGTTGTCTTAATTGATGTATAGAAACGGTTCTAGCATATTCATTTTTATAGTTAGAGGACATACCGTTTTCATCTATGATCGTACTTCTCCAACTATCAAAATAATCTTTTATTCCATAATCATTCATTAAATAAAATGTCATAGTTACATCATCAACGGCATAACCGTATGCCATTTTTTGAAACTCCATACCGATTCTACGATCATTTGTTAAAATTTGTTTTGCCGGTAGTGTAGCATTTGAACATAATATATTAAGTTCTCTCGGACTTGCACCTCCACCAGCGCTATTAAATAACGCTTGTATACCTGTAAATATTCCACCGCCTGCACCTATGTTTGGTAGTGTTACTAAAAATTTATTAGGTCTGGCAAAACCTAGTTTAGTGTTCGCTAAAGCTTTAATGTCTTCAATACTATTAGCCATTTACAGCCTTTCTAGAATCTTGATAAACTCTTCCAGCAGAAGCCTTAGTCCATTGTGCCGTAGGTAGAAATGTTGCAATCTCCCATTCAGGTGCTGGTACTTCTGCAAATCTTGATTTAACGTGTGCGAGTAAATAATGCTTAAGACATGGTTTAAAATATCTCATGTTTCTTGCACCACTTAATAGTTTATATGTTAATGTAAATTTTGTAGTGTCATCATATTTTTTATTATTAGTTACATTTAGCAATGCATCTAAAAACTTTGCTCTTAAAACAGGAGGCAAGTAATGTAAATTAATTCCACGAAATCCTCCATCCGCAGGTTCAACAGGTATTGTTAATGGAAATCTATCGTAGTATGGTAACTTATTTTTATGTTTTGGATCATAAAAATACATGAACATAGAGCCATAACTGTGTGATGATCTACGATTTATTTCTTCTTCTCTCATTAATGCATCACGATTTATTCTTGTAAGTCTTTGCACTCTTCTTTTAAACCAGTCGCGTGATTCTTGTGTACGTGGATTTATTCCTGCACGAAAAGCTTCTAACTCTAATTTTTGAAAAAGATTACTCATAAGACTATTTATAACTTTTTTCTACGTTTTTTTCTAAAAGGTTTATATGGTTTATATTTACCTAATTTACCGGGCACCGGTCCTTGTAGTAATTTCATTTCTTGCAATGTTTTCTCTGTCCATACTTGAAACTGCCAACCTCTATCTTTTGCATAATCATTTGCAGCTTCCCATTTATTCATATTCTTTATATAAGATAAACCTTCAGCGATATATTGTTTTGTTCTTCTTGGTCCTGTAGGTGGAAGTGTTTCTTTTTCAGGTTTAATTTCTACTAAGAGTGTTTTATCTTCAAATACTATTTTCATATCAACAAAATATCTATGATACTTTTTATCAACTTCATAATAATATGGTATAACAATTTCCTCAGAATTCCATTGTTTAACTTTTGGATTCTTGTCACACCATTGAAAGACTGCCTTCTCCCATAAAGACCTATATACTATATTACGTATATCACCTCTGTACTTGGATGCGTTTTTGATTGTGTATCTACCAGAATAAGCCATGTTTTTTGTTATAAATAGAAAAGTAATATTTAATATATCTATAAGGATTTTAAATGCCAGTTCCTAATAATATACCTTTGCCGGGCACAATAGGTAATGTGGATGATACTACATCAGCATATTCACCATTTGGTCCACCATCAAAAAATACCTCATTTGTTAAATCTGCTGATAATCCAGATGAATTAGTTAGAAATGTTTCTTCTGCAGGTAATCGTAAAATTACACCAGATGACGACGGTACTACTTCAGCAAAAACTTATGTTGGTTCTGGTCCTACGTTATACTATCCACTAGAAAACAATAACCCTGCATATCAGGCAAGAGTTACTTTTAAAGTTCATTCATTGCAGACTCAAATGGACGGTGAAACATTAAAAGGTTTTACTAAACACGTTACTGATAATTTAAAAATAACTTCAAAAAGTGAAGATGTTGTTAACAGATCAGGTGGTGAATTTAATGATACAGACTATGTTGATGTAGGATTAGGAGGTGATGAAGATAATATAAACGCTGATGCCACTGGGACTGGAGCAAATTCAAACGTTATATCTTCACAAGCTGTTAGAGGAAGTAGTAACGTTACAACTTACATTAAAGATAAAGTTTCTGGAAATGTCGCGGCAGAAAAAACAAGTAGAGTTGTCAAAGGCGGGCTGAATTTTAGACCAACACCTAATATACCGATAGTTGACATGTATTTTCCACTATCAATGCAGTTTAACGATAATGCACTATATGATAATGCAGATTTAAATTCATTAGGGGCAACATCTGAAGCTCTGATACAATCTGGTGCAAGTGCTTTGAGTAGTGTGATTGGTGCGGCATCACAAGGTGTAGGTAGTATTTTTGATGCAATCACGGGAAACAAACAACTCACTGAAACAGCTTTAAGAGTTGGAGCTGCAAGAGCTATTGACTTAGGATCTTTTCTAAATAGTGGTGTTGCCAATGCATTAAGACTTACAAACAGAACAGTAATAAATCCTAATACAAGAGCACTATTTAGAGGTGTCAATTTAAGAGAGTTTACTTTTCAATTTAAAATGATTGCAGAATCGCAACAAGAAGCTGCAATAGTTGAACAAATAGTGAAACATTTTAGAACTCAAATGTATCCTGATACGTATCCAGTAAATATAGGCAATAATGTTTCAGCTGATTTAGGATTTGCATTCCCTAATGTATTTGAAATAACTTTTAAATATAAAAATGGAATCAATGAAAGAATACCAAGAATACATTTTTGTTATTTAAGAAATGTAAGCACAACAATTAATCCAACAGGTGGCACATTCCGAAGAGATGGCCAACCAAACGAAATTGATTTAACACTAGCTTTTGTCGAATACAGAACACTCAACAAGAAAGATATTAAGGCGGGGTACTAATGAAATATTTTAAAGATTACGAAGATGTACTTTATCTTTTTGGAAGTAATGAACAACAAACATTAACACCTAATTTATCAATTTATGTAGACGTAATAGATCAAGTAAAAGATGATATTTCATTTTTAACATATTATAATATATTAGAAGGTACACGTCCTGATCAAGCTTCAGTTCAGTTATATGGTAGCACACTTTACTATTGGACTTTTTATTTACTTAATGATAATATAAGACAACAGGGCTGGCCTTTGACAAATGTTGAGTTACAAAGATATGTAAAAAAAGCTTTTCCTAATACTGCTTTAACTACAAGAGAAAATATTTCAACTAAGTTAAAAGTAGGTCAAACAGTAACTGGTAATACTTCAGGTGCTACAGGAACAATAGTGAGACGAAATCTTGATCTCGGACAAATAATTGTTGAAGGAACCGTTAATTTTACTAGTAGCGGTGAAACCATTACATCATTAAACGCTGACGGTAACTATGAGTTTGTAACAGCTGTTTCTAGCAGTGCTGAACACTTATCGGCAAGTTACTACACTGATACCACTGGTGTTTGCGATTTAGGTGTTGATGATTTCGGAAACTTGTTAGCACCAGGCGCAACAAAAAACGAAATAACTCATGAACAAGCTTATTTTGATGTCAACGAAAGTTTAAAACAAATAAAAGTTATAAGACCATCATTAATAACAAGTTTAGTCGGAAGTTTTAAAAAAGCACTAAGGACATAATGTGACAACGTTTAATTCTATTGAGTCTACTACGGACTATACCATAAATTCAGCTGTACTTACAACAAATGGAAGAAGTGCAGAAGAAGTTGATATTAAGAGATTAATAATATCATTTCAAATTTACGAGAATATTGAACTACCATTTCTTACTGCAGATTTTTTATTTATTGATACTGCTAACATAATTCAAGATATGGACTTTCAAGGTGGTGAAAAATTAATTGTTGAATTTCAACATTCTGAAGAAAAATCTGCAGGTGTTTCTATAACGAAAGAGTTTTTAATTAAATCTGTAGAAAATATAGTTAGAGCTGATGAAGCTACTGACTCCGTCCAAATACATTGTATTGAATATCATGCATTTACTTCATCAGTACAAAACGTTAACAGATCTTTTGTCGGTTCGCCTACTAAAATAATATCATCTATATTAAATGAATTTTTAGAAAAAGATACTGTAAGACTTGGAACCGATTTAGTTAAAGACATGAAAGTTATTGTTCCGAATTTAAATCCTTTGCAATCTGCAATGTGGCTTAAAAAAAGATCATTATCTACATCTGGTCTTCCTTTCTTTTTATATTCAACTATTGGCACACCAAATTTAATCTTAAGAGATTTAGGGCATATGATGGAAGAGTCTGTAATAAATTTAAACAGACCATTCATATATGCACCAAGTTTAAATACATCACAAGTTGACATGCAAAAATATTACAACATCATTGATTTTACAATAAAAGAAACAGAAGACTTATTGCAAATAATCAATCAAGGTTTGGTAAGTGGAACATATAATTTTTATGACACATCGACTGCCGTACCTTTTCAAGTTAAATTTAATGTTGAAGATGTATTCAAAGATTTATCTGATGAGAATAGATTAGGCGGTGAAAACACAAGATATGTATACGGACCAGATTACAAAGTAAAAGAAAAAAAGATTTCTGAATATTCAACAAAGTCAATTACACAAATGTCATCTAGTGGTGCTTATCGGACTGGAATAAATAATTTTAGAAGTTATCAAGATGATGATGTTGGTGGTAATCATAGAAAAAAAATAGTTTCTCAATCATTAAAAGCTTTCTTAACAAAATCACCTATAGAAATAACTGTAAGTGGAAGAGAATTTATCACTGGTGATAATAACTATTCTTTAGGTAGACTTATAAGAATACTTTTTATTGACACCGAAAGTACATCGACAAACCAAAAACAAATTCAGTTTGATAGTAAAAAATCTGGAGATTATTTAATACTAGCAGCAAAGCATACTTTTGATTTAAGTAATGTTCGAACAAAATTATTTTGTGGAAGACTTGGTTCTTTATCTGGAGATTTTGCATTATGAGTAGATTTTTTTATGGTAATAAAACGAGATGGTTTATCGGAATCATTGTTGATGTTAATGATCCACTTAGACTTGATAGAGTTAAGGTTCGTATTGAAGGAATCCATACTCCTGATACAACAGAAATACCTAATGATGATTTGCCGTGGGCACAGGTTGTAATACCTACAACTGAAGGAGGTAGTTCAGGTTTAGGATTTAATTCAAGCTTAAAACCTCGTGCGCAAGTGTACGGTATATTTCTTGACGGTGATGATTCACAATTACCATTAGTGATAGGGTCAATACCAAAAATAGAATCAAATGCAGGCCAAAGTTCTAGTAACATAACTGAAAGGTTTCCATCAGGACTTGTAAGTGTCGATTTAAGCGGTAATAGTAATATTGAAAAGTGTGTTAATTTTTTTGTTTCACCTGCTGGTGGTAATTATACATATAAACAAGCTTGCGGTATTGTAGGTAATTTTTGTGTAGAATCAGGTCCTAATATAAACCCAAGAGCAGTAGCACCAGTAGAAGGATCAACAGGAATAGCACAATGGAATCCTGCAGCAGGCAGATTACAACAACTTATAAATTATTCAAATAATGTTATAAAATTAGATTACTTTGATTTGACTGCTCAATTGATGTATGTTAAATATGAACTTGAAACATTTAGTTATTTAGGTGACGGTCCATTAAGAAAAGCAGAAAGTGTTAAAGCTGCATCACTTGTATTTGAAAAAGCTTATGAAAGACCAAATCCAAAGTTTGCAAAATCTGATAAAAGAATTGCTTATGGAATTGAAATATTTCGTAGAATGAATGCAGGAACGTAGAGGTAAGTATGGCACAAAAAATTGGTTCTCCAACTATAACTTATATTGAACCCGGCTCAATTGTACATGAAGTAGGTGAAGTATTTGTACCAGTAGTCGTAGATGGCGTAAGTGCAGATGATTTAGGTATACAAGTTGGAGGTGTTATAAAATCAGAACAAGGCACTAGATACACGTCAGTAGGTGGAGATTATTTTTACAAATATGATGAAAATACTGGTGCTGTAACACTTAATTATGGCCGTAAGTTTACTGATAATATGATTGTGATATATACACCACCATTTCGACCACCTAACTCTGTCGTAGTAGATAAGTATATTTCAAATGAAGATTCAAAAAGAAAAAGTAAAATTGATGCTGCTGACGCTAAAATAATTAAAGATCAACAATTTAATAAAATTAATAATGAAGGTGTAACTATAGATAATTCAAGTGGTGATGTTTCCGGAATAGCACCTATTGTTTCTTTTGCTAAAGAAGGAACTGTTATTACTGATAGATTGATTGTAGGTGAAGTTGGTTCTGGATTTGGCGATGGATTATTTAATAACATCACAGAATCGTCAGCAATAACGAGTATGTTAGGCACGGCTAAAAAAGGATTTGTAAAAACAAAATCTTTTACACATTGTAGTCCAATATTTTTAGAAAGAAAAATGAAAAAGATTTTTCCAAAAATGGCTGCAAGTAAAAGAAGGTTATTGAGCACAGAAAATATTGCAGTAAATCCAAAGAAAGCCCAAACTTCTTTGATACCGGCAAATAGACCAGAGATACAATCGATTAAAAAAGTTAGTAAAATAGTTGAAAGCAAATTTCCGTTTATTAATTTTTCAGGTTTTGGAAGTACTTTAGACAAAGTTACAAACAAGCTCGGCATATTTTCTGGAACTGGAAGATCAGCACAAAACGTCATGGCTCATAAAGAATCAAATAGCTTTTTCGGCGTAATTAAAAGAGTTGGTACTAAACTAGCGGATGTCTTAGATGTATTTGACGACAATCAAAAAGAAGCTTTTTCAAATGTATTCGATGGAAATGTGCCATCAATGGTTGAAGCGGGTGGAAAAACAAATTTAAATAGATTAACACAAAAAGGCTCACTACTTAAAACAGTAT